TTTGTCGACGATGGGCAGGATTTTGAGGAATTTTTTCACAACTTCTGGGAAGTCAAGCAGCTGAAGATGGTCTCGGTGGTGCCCTAAAATGAAGCCTGCAATTAGCGCTGTTACGACGCTGCTGAATAACTGGAAGCCGACATCTCAAATCGCTGTTGCGGACCTCTATACATTTACCCTTTCGACTGGCGAGGTCTTGAGATATTCGGGATACCAAACTGCCCTGAGCGCACCCGCCCCAAACACGACCACTCCGCCACTTTCCTTTCTTCTAGGTCCTGGCTTCAACCGAACGAAAACTAAGACGATAATCGGCACCCAGGTCGATCAGATTGAGATTGACATTTACGCGGGAACTTCGGACCTAATTGGAACCTTGACTTGGCAAAGTGCCTTTCATGCGGGACTTTTTGACGGGGCTATTTGCGAGGTCGATCGGGCGTTTATGTCCCCGCCAGGGACCGTAATTGGAACAATAACTTGGTTCTATGGTCGGGTTGCAGATGTTGAAATTGGTCGAACCCAGATGAAGCTGAAGGTGGCGAGCCTGCTGGACCTCTTAACTATTCAAATGCCCCGGCGGCTTTATCAATCTGGTTGTACTTTTGTTTTTGGCAAAACCATGTGCGGGTATGATCGGGTCAATGGTCTTAATGCCCTCGGCGCGAGTACGGGCATTGGACAGGTCAGTATCACGGCACAAAGCGGATCGGACCAGAACTCGATCACAACCACCTTTGTCCCCGCGCCACCGACAGCTTATGACCAAGGTTCGATTATTGGAACCACGGGGCTCAATACTGGTTACACGAGAACAATCGGCAAGATCGACGCCGGAGTCATATACTTCCTCAAGCCGTGGTTCTTCCCGGTTGCGGTCGGGAATGGGTTTCATCTTCTTCCAGGGTGCGATCACACGCTGCCGACTTGTACCAATACATTCCAGAACGATGCGCGATATGGTGGGTTTCCTTATATTCCCCCGCCTGAGACTGCAATATGAATGTTTTGCGGAGCGCAGTTCTGACCGAAGCCGAGACCTGGCTCGGCACGCCCTATCACCATATGGGACGCATAAAGGGTGCGGGAGTTGATTGCTTGACCTTTCTTGCAGAGGTTTTTGCAGCTGCCGGAGTTATCGAATCTGTGAAGGAAATTCCCTTCTACCGGCTTGATTTCATGCGACACCAGGACAATGAGTCGTATCTTGATGCCCTTCTTGAGCGAGGACATGAGATTGAAATTCCTCTCCCTGCTGATGTAGTTCTGTATAAATGGGGGCGGGTCTTCTCTCATGGGGGAATTGTTGTTGAGTGGCCATGGATTATTCATGCCTCGCCTAGTCACCACGGCGTCGTCCGGGCGAATGGAACTCAAGGTCGCCTAGCGGGCCACGAGATGAAATTTATTTCTCCTTTTGAGTCGCCCTGATGCCCAGTATCTTCAAACCGCAGAAACCCTTTAGCCAGACTAATGCCTGGCAACACCAGAACCTGAATTCGCTTCAATATAATACCTCTATTGCTGGGTCGGTTATCGCGCTGATTTATGGAAAGACCCGCCAATCGGTGAACCTGATTGGGTTTGGGGATTATCGTGGACCGAGCGGAAAGAAAGGGAAAAGTGGTCCGCTTCCAATCACTGGAACCCATCAAAATGCGAAAGGCGGAAAGGGCGGCGGAGGAAGCAAAAAGGGTGCGGGAGGAAAGAAAAGTCAAGACTTCTCAATCGACGTTTCGTTTGGTGTTTGTCAGGGGCCGGCAGATATTGCGGCCCATAACTTTGTCTGGGTGAGCGCTGGAGTTGCGTTCTTCCAGTCCGTTGGACTAAACCTCTACACCGGCGCTGATGGCCAGGCGCCCGACCCAGTTATGTCTGGCCTCGGTCAAGTCGTTGGATATTCGGGAACTCTTTATGTCACTGGCACCCCAATGGACCTTGGGTCGAGTCCAGTTATTCCAAACATCAGCTTTGAAGTAACCGGCTTCTTGAGTGGAACGGGCGGGACGCAGTTCACGGTCGATGCCGATCCGTCTCAGGTCGTTGTGGACTTCCTAACGAATGATAGGTATGGGGCGGATTTTCCGCTTGCGAACATCGCGTCAGACATTCAGACGATTTATGGTGACTATTGTATTGCGGCTCAGCTTCCAATCTCTGCTGCGCTACAAGTTCAAACCCAGGCCCAAGAGTGGCTTTCGGGGCTGGCGAAACTTACTAACTCTGCCATAGTCTGGTCTGGAAGCCTGTTGAAGATAATTCCCTATGGCGACCTTCCACTTGCAGCTGGAAGTGTTAGTTGGACCCCAAATATGGTCCCGGAATACAGCCTGACTGATGATGATTTTCTTCCGTGGAGCCCACACCTCGACATAAACGCGCCACAGGAAGGTCAAGAGGACCCAGTTCTAATAACCCGCACCAACCCCGCCGATGCAGTTAATTGGTTGACTATAGAATATATTGACCGGAATAACTTTTATAATCCGACAATAATTGCGGTCTTCGATCAAAGCACAATCGACCGCTATGGGCTTCGCAGCGGGGAGAACCTTCAGGGTCATCTTTTTGCAAACGCGATTTCGGCGCAAATCTCTGCCCAGCTCTGGCTTCAGCGGCTCCTTTATGTTCGCAACCTCTATAAATGGCAGTGTGGGTGGAGCAAGTCGCTGCTAGAGCCGATGGACATCGTACTGCTGACCGATACTCGAAGCGGACTTAACGCGCAGCCAGTTCGGATAACCTCAATCGAGGAGAATGAGAACGGAGATTTGACCTTTGAGGGCGAGGAAATCTCGATAGGAACCGGCTTCATTCCGCCACCGCCCGTAACTGCTGTCATTGATAGCATGAATTGGGGAGTGCCGAACTCTGACACTATCGACAGCTCTGTCGGAGTTCCAGCCAATGTCTCCCTCTCCACTACGACAAATAACAGCCTTCTAGTCGCCGCGATTTGCAATTCCCGTGGGACTTCGGCTATAAGTCCAGTTACTTCCGTTTCAAGTACGAGTGGACTGACATGGACCCTGCTCCATCGTCAGGCTAGTGTTATGCCGGGATTCCCGAACCATATTAACGTTGAGGTCTGGACTGCGCTCGCCCCAACTCCGGTGACTAATGAATTTATAACCTTTCATCTTCCGGCGGTAGTTCCCGCGAATGCCTGCGCAGCTATTGCGATTGAAAATGTCAGCAGCACGCTCGACGGATCGGCGCTCGATAATATAGTCGCAACGAACGGCAGTGGCAAGCCATCGGTTACGATGACAACCACGAACGCAAATGATATTATAATTTATGTCCTGGGCGCGATGTTGACGACTAATCTCGGCACGCCCACTGGGTTTACTTATGATGATGGACAATCCAATAGCTTTAGCTTCTTCTCAGGGACCATAAGAATAAACCACCAGATCGTTAGCTCAACGCAGACTGGCCTCGTACTAACTCCTGCTACTGGAACCAACCAAACGGGAATCTGCATCGCATTTGCGTTACAGGAATGAGGTCTGATGGCACTTTCAGCAGTTAATCCTAGCGGTGTTGGTACGGCGTATCAATACCCGACCCAGACTACGGCAGGACTTGGTATAACCGGCCAACTCAACGCGGACCCCGGTCCAGTAAATGATCCGATTATTTTTGAGCCTGGGCCTCAGCTGACTAATAGCAACGCTACGATCTTTATGATTGTCACGGGAGCTTCGACGACTTGGGGCGGGTGTATTGTCAATCTTTCGCTTGATAATACGACTTTCGGCGTTGTTGGAACGATTCTGCGAGGCGGAGTGCAAGGGGTCTTAACCAATACCTTCCCGTCTCATGCTGATCCCGACACAGTCGATACCCTCTCAGTTGATATAACAATGTCTGAGGAACAAATCCTCGCAGGGACAACGAGTGACGCCGACCACGGAGTTACGCTGGCTTATGTCGATGGCGAGCTTATTACCTATAGCGCTGCAACACTGACCAGCGCGTTTAACTACGACCTGGATACCTATATTCGCCGTGGGTTTTATGGATCAACGATTGGAAGTCACGCTGCAGGGTCGCAGTTCGCCCTCCTTAGCACAAGCACCTTCCAAGAGAATTTTCTGAGCTTCTTAATTGGAACAACTATTTATTTCAAGTTTCAGTCCTTCAATACCCTTGGCGGGCAGATTCAGGACATTGGCTCAGTCGTGTCCTACCCTTATACTCTTCTCGGAACTGGCTTTCTGCCGAATCCGTGGTATCAGTCGGTCTCCGTCGGGGCCAAGTTCACCGATCTTCCACTTGATACTTGGGATGGAAACTATGAGCTTTTTGATGTCGTGATGCCAGCGGCGATTACGTTCCCAACTGGGTTTACAACTAGCCCCGTTCCGGGATGCGAAATCGCCCCAGCGTCGGACGTTCACCTGACCTTCCAAACCATTCACCTCGGAACTCCAACGACTGTTGGGACCCTAGATATTCTCGCTGGCGCGACCACGGGCGGCTTTACGGTTGCGGCGGGCTTTACAGTCCCAGTTGGTGATAGGCTCCGTTGCTATGCCCCCGCTGCGGTTGATGGAACCATCACCGGGCTCTTTGCCACGATAGTTGGAATTCGTGAAACACCCTAGCTAAAGGAGTAAAGAATTATGTCTGCTGGTCGGACCTATAACATAAGTTTTGCCGGAGTGGCTTGTTCGGCGGTTCAGGACCTTATTTGCGTGTATTCTGGCGCGACCATGGCCTTTGAGGTGATTTCGATCAACATTGGGCAGGTCACGGCTACGACCGTTGCCCTTCTCGCGATCACGCTGAAGCATCTCCCAGCGACTGTTACTGCGGGATCTGTCGGCACGGCGCCTACTCCAGCGCCGGATGACCCTACCGATGCTGCGGCGACCGTGACCGCACGGGCGAACGACACAACTCAGGCCACGACTAGCGGAACTGCAACTACGATGCTCGCAGATGTTATGAACGTGGTCAACGGGTATCAGTGGATCTTTCCGGTCGGTGGAAGGCCGCAGTGTAAGCTCAGCGAAGCGATGAGCCTGTCACTGAACACGGCTCCCGCGACCCTGACGATGTCGGGCTCTATGAAGATTCGTGAGCTGTTCTAGGGTACTAGAGAATGGCTACGATCTTCGTCTCTGCGGTCGATGGCGCGAACACCGACAACGGGACCACGTGGGCGCTTGCCAAGCAGACAGTCGCTGGGGCGTTGGCGATTGCTGCAAACGGCGACGTTATCGTTGTCGACAACGCCGGAACCTTCACCGCGAACGCTGCAATCACGTGGACCTTGGGAGGTGGTGTCGCCCTCGCGATCATCAGCGTAACCCGTTCGGGGACGACTTCCTTCACACCCAGTGCTGGAGCAACGGAGAGCGTTGGGGCAGCTAATGCCGCTTTCACCATAAGCGGCGCTAGTAGTTCCGCCTATTATGTCTATGGAATGAATATCAACGGTGGGACAAATAATAATGCTGCCTGCAATATCGTTCCCGCTACCTATCAAAGAGCAAATTTCGATACTTGTACGTTTGATCTTCCGACGGCCAATGATAGGACAATACTTATAGGAACGACTTCGTCAGTAACGTATACGCAATTTCTTAATTGTACCTTCAAGCGGAGTAATGCTACTGGATTAACGCAGTACTTGGATCTTGCTTTTTCATCTGTAGTTGAGATAATAAACCCTACCTTCGTTTTAACTGGAGCGCCTACAACTCTAATCGGCTTCAACGCTCTTGGAGTTGCGGGCTATGTAACGATGAGAGACGGAGATATATCGGCGTTTAATACTTCGGGTGGCGGGATAGTTCGTCTTACGTCCTTTGGTGCAGGGAGCGTTGTTCTTGAGAACCTCAAGTTACATGCGACGCCAGCCATAACGAACGGTTCTTGGCAGATTGGCAACGCCAGTATAACTGTGAGGAACTGCGACAGTGCTGATACGACCTACATTTTCTCATATATCAATCAGTTTGGAACGCTCACGACCGACGAGAGTATTTACGTTACCTCAGGAGGAGCAGTATTTGACGGAGCAGGAGCGTCGTGGAAGATCGTCACGACAAGTGCCTGCTCGGAGTCCACGCCGTTCATCCTGCCGTTTATCTTCGTCTGGGATACGACCCTCACGGCTCAGACTGCCTCGATCGAGATAATCCGGGACAACGCAACGGCGCTGACTGATCGCGATATTTGGTCCAGCCTCGACAGTGCGGCCTCGGCAAGTTTCCCGAACTATACTTATCAAACAAACCGCAACGTCAACCCCTTTACGGGAACCCCAGCCGATCAACCGACTTCAACCGCAACGTGGACTGGAACGGGCGGGTTCGCCAACCCGACTAAGCAAAAGCTCCAAAACACCTTCACCGCGGCAGCGGCGGGGTTATTACAGTCACGAGTCTCTATTGGGGTCGCGAGTACGACCTTCTATATTGATCCCTTTATCGGTGGAGTGGCGTAGCGCCCATGGCCCGCACGGTTTGGTTAAGTATTGGCGCCTATCTCGATGCTGGGCGAACAGTCTGGACCGCGATTGGGGCGTTTGTTTCTCCGAGTCCTGTTCCCCCGCCTGGACAAGTAATAAGTCGGTTCCGCTTAGCCGAGGAAGTGGGTGAGGAGCCGACTGACGAATGGCTGGTTCAGCGCCATAAGCAGATTGGGCTCGCGAACCCTCCAGTTACAGGATTCTCTCGGCATAGACTCTTGGCAATAGCTGAGGGTGAGCCCGAGCAAGATTTTCAACCTCGTCGACGGTTCGCTGCTCCAGCCGTGTCGACGAAGAAGCTACGACCTTACTTGAGTATTAACGTCTAAAGGGACAGAGAAAGATGGCTGATCTAAAGACTGCTGGAATGCCGCCGCCGGGGAGCGGATTTGACGCGAGAGGAGGGTTCCTGATTGGGCTTCTTCTTCGTGACCTACAACCCCTAACCGCGGAACAGGCTGCTGCGATTCCAGGGAACTTCGGTGGTGAATCGGGACTTGAGCCGGGAGTTCAGGAAGTAAGTCCTATAAGCGGTCGCGGTGGTTTTGGCTGGGAACAGGCAACCGGGAGTCGCCGAGTTGCGCTTGAGCAGTGGGCGGCAGATCACGGACTTGACCTTGATTCTGACGAGGCGGATTACACTTTCCTAATACACGAGCTGACGACAACTGAGGCGCATTCTCTAGAGCGGTTGAGGAGAACTACAACCCTCGAAGCTGCGACCTATACGTTTCAGGTCTTGTTCGAGCGCCCGAGTGATCCACAGGGCGGGATTGCAAAACGGATTCGCTTTGCCCAGCGAGCGCTGGCGGCCTACAATGCGGGCCTTTTGGGCGGAACGCCGATACCAGCAGAGCCTGTCCCTGCTTCGCCTGTTCCTGCCCCTCCCGCTGGAACCTCCGTCACGGTCAAGGTTGGAACCGCGAACGTTCTCGACAGCACCATTCGGCTTCTTCAGGACGTTCTCACGGTCGCGGGGTACTACACAGGTCCGATTGATGGCCGCCCGAATGATGGGGTCGTTGCGGGGCTTCAGTCTTATCTTGACTGGCTCGATCAGGGAGGAAAGCTATGACTGTTCTCCAAGGGCTCCGGCCTGGGTCGGGAGAAGTTAAGCCACCCAGGGTAGCAGAATCAGTTGTTGCAGCTCCTATCTCGCCCTTTGCGATTGCGTCTTCTCCCGAATACGCTGCTGCGGTTATAAGTCGAGCGCCGTGGTGGATGCTGCCAACTCTAGGCACGTTCATAATCCTCTTGTTCGCCGCTACGCTTTTTGGCGCCTTCTGGGTCAAGAATGAGCCGCTGATTCTTGTTCTTGCTTCGGCGATTATGACTTCTCTAGGAACCGTTCTCGGGTTTTTCTTCGGGTCAAGTGCGAGCAGCCAGAAGAAGGATGACACAAATGCGTTGGCAACC